GAGTAGCTACAATTTGTGCGCCTGAAGAAGATGTACCAACTTCATAACCAATGTCACCACTTCCAATAACGGGAGCCGTAGCACAAAAGATTTTAATGTCAGTGATGATTGTGTTTGCAGGCTGTGCAAATGTACCGATTGTAGGACTATCGCCAGCGGTAGAGTTCACTGTCACACCTGTGACGTGAGCAACGTGCTTAACAAACAAACTATTGACTGCCGTTGACAATGTTGTAGCGCCTGTCACGGCGAGTGTTCCGCCAACAGAAGCGTTTGTACCATATGTGGAATTAGTTGTTTCAACACCAGTTTCGTCAGTTATCGTGATATCTTCAAAACCGTTTTGCGAACGCACTGGTCCGCTAAAAGTAGAATTACCCATGAGTATCTCCTGTCTTGGGTTAAGTCAGACACAGAATGCGCCTGTCAGGGATACCAAAACAATACAATACGTTTAGACAAAAAGAAAGAGGCGATCCGAAGACCGCCTCAGTTGGGTTACACAGGGAGGTGTGCAGCCCCTTATACGCCAGGAGAACCAAAAACGCAACGTGGGTCTGAGAATCCGAAGCTGTAACGCTCACGGGCTTTAAACCGCATGTTACCAGTATCGAAGTCCGCTTCCATGTTGGTGGAAAGAGGCGTCCGCTCAAAGTGGATAAATCCACGGGGAGCATCTGTCATGACGAAGAACGCATCTGGGTCAGTCAGGAAGTCGTTGACGGCATAACCATCAGGCAACATACCCATAGACTTCATCGCGTTAATGTCATTGTCAGCAGTGTTGACCCGAAGCTCTGAAGCCAGAATCCGTTGAGCAACAAACTGAAGCTGCCGTGGGATAATCATCTTCATACCGCGAAGAGCAATCTTCAAGCCACGCTCGTCAACAAAGCCTGCGATGTTGATCAGCATGTCCTCAAGAGAGGTTTCATTCAAATCAGCAGCCGACACGTTGTCGAGTGTTCCACCATTTGTCAGCGGGTGATCGGCGGCACAAAGTGCTTTACCGTCACCACCAGCCGATGCACCGGCAGTAAACGCATTGTTAAGAACCGCAGCGGCCTTAACTTGCTTACTGTGTGCCATCGAACGGGCAAGTGCTTTGGTGTAGCGTGATCCAAGACGATCATAGAGATTGTCTTCGATTGCTTCCTCAGTAATTGAGAAGGCCAACGCCAGAGTTTCGTGATTATAACGGGCGGTGTACGCTTCGTTAGCATCATCGTAACTTACGTTTGAGCCTTCCTGCTTCGTTGGTGCCGAGCCAAATCCGGACAACATAACTTCCTCTTCGAACGCTCTGTCCGATGATTCTGTTGTGTAGATTTCCGCATGTTGACCCTCGTACCGGTCGTATTCCATTCCAAACAATGCGTTTAGGCCGGGCTCTAGCTCTTTTGCTAGTTGTGCGCGAGAAATAGCCATGATCTATACCCTTCCTTATACGCCAGTTACTGAAACAGTACCAGCCGCAATGGAACCCGTAGGCGCATTGAAGTGGTTGTTTAAGCGAACGATTAATGGGATACCCGCAGCAGTGAAGTCCGCATTTTCTGGGTCATCAAGGACGCCCATAATACGACAGAACAGTGTGTTGGTAGTGGCGATGGTATTAAGATCTGCTGTTGCAGAAGACATACCGGTAGCAGTCGAACCAGAATTACCTGTTGCTAACGCGATGTTAGCAAAGACCGCCGCACGAATTTCCGCTTCAGTGTTTGCCGCGGCAACAACGTTAGACGTTGCAATGGTAAACATTTGTGCAGGATTGTCGTAAACAAAAGCCCTTACAGGGAAATCAGAATCTGCCCCTGATCCGGGCCAAAAGTTAGAAAAGACCGTTTCACCATTGGTAGAAGATACATATTCGCATCCGTTAAAAACACCAACCGTAGAGACGTTACCGCCAGCCGCAGCTTGCAGATCGTCAATCACTCCCGCAGCCAACGGAATAACCGCCATGCCTTGGAAGATCGGGTTAGAGTTATTTGATGCGATACGATATTCAGTCGTACCGGTGGTGTTAGCGGCCGAACCTAGCATACCATACGGGCGAAACCCGAATGATCCATTAGAATTTGCCATGAGAGCACCTCAAGTTTTATTCAGAGCCGCCTCCGCGTCCTCCGAAAGTTACACGGGATTGCCGGTTATTGCTAATCGGCATTGAAGGATGTTGTTCCTTCATTAAATCAGAATCTACAGCAGTCATCTGTTCTCGGGTCCGGATCCCGTAATACGCGGCACGTTCAGCGGCTGTTTCTGCGGGTAGTCTGCAAAGCATTAATCCTCCACTACCGATTATCCCTGCATACTGCCCATCATCAATTACTGCATGTTGGGAGTCGGGGTACTCATCTGCGCGAACTGGTTCCCATCCTTCTCTTAGCTTGGTGTTGACATTCATTTTGTCTTCTTCACCACGCATAGATAATCGGATCCAGCGATGCACATAACCCTCGGGAGGGTCGGGAGCTTCTAAACGGTTGGGCGGAGCCCATGGCTTGCGGCGTTCTGTTTTTTCACGAGTCGAACTTGCTCGAGGCTTTCTCTCAGTCATGTTTAATCCTTCACATATCTAGCATAGGCTTCCAAAGGCACGTTCAGCTTCTTAGCCATCATGACTTGCCTTTGAGTTAACTTGACCGACTTTCCACGCTTCTGTGCAGTATTACGAGAAGCAGAAGATCCAGCAGAAGCGACCTGGGAACTTCCTCTCGAGGTTTTCGCCACAAACTTGTTCGGAAACTCCGAACGCATACGACGATCAACTTCTGTATAGTACTCTTCTGAGGATGGGTCAAACCCTTCCTGAGTTACCATACGTTTGTGGATAGCAAAGACTGACGCGGTCATTACATCATCGTCACCAAACCACTTGTTTTTCTGCGCCCACTCATCGGCCCTAGGGTCTACTTGAGGCTGGGCCTGTTGTGCTGGCTGGGCCTGTTGGGCAGGAGCCTGTTGTGCTTGCTGGGCGTTCTGATCGACCCGTTGCTTCGCAGCCTCAAAGCGGCGCTCATCATATTGAGCCCGTGTCAAAGCCTTCTGCGCGGCAAGCATGGCCTCGGTGTCACCCTCGTCAGCCGCCGATAAGTAAGCCTTCTCGGCCGCAGTAGATTCGGACTGAACACGATTGCCGTATTCATTTAGATACCCACTATCCAACTGTTGAACCCGAGCTTGAAGCTGCCGGTTTTGTTCAGACAGTTGTTGAGCAACCTTTGTGGCTTCTTCGCGACTGACCTGTTCGTCACGATACCGCTGGTTCAACTGGCGAATACGTTTCTGTACGCCCTTGTTGTATTGATCTAGCTCTCCGTCATCTTCGACAGTTGGCTCGTCAATGATCTCTACATTAGCGTCAGAACTTGCGGACTTATCTTCAGTGTCCTCAATTTCTACCTCTACGGTTTCGCCCTCGTCTTGGTCTTCGTTAGATATGTCTGACATCATCTGGCTCCAACAATGTTGCAATTACTTCATCGTCATTGAGAATGCGGACTTCGCCGCCCTCAATCTTAAACCTTGATCCTGAGTACCTACCGATACAAACCCATTGACCCTGCTTACACCAAGGTGCCGCGTTGGGTCCGAACTTATCGGCGTCTTTGTACGCAAGAGGGCCTAGTTTGAGAACATAAGCTACCACAGTAGCAACGCTTTCTCTCTCCCTGACCTCATCAGGTATGAATAGTCCAGAAGCTGTTTTAGCTTTGCCCTGATATGGCATGACCAATACCCGCCATCCGGTGGGTTGTGGTAGTCTGTCCATCAGGGAATTATCCAGAAGGGCTGGGTCTAACACCCGCTGTTCTGGGGTTACATATGCACTTTCAGTAGATACAGGATCACTTTTCCGTTCATCTTTTACCTTCTGTGCGACATGATCAGGAAGATAGAGTTTCTTCGACATCTTCGTGGGTTCTCTCCAACAGGGTCTTAATTTCTTCTTGAGCAAGAGAGAGGCCCCGAATCTCTCCTACAAGCATCTTATAGTCTTCCCAGCTTTTAACGCTTCCTTGAGACATCGCATACGCAATGTCCCGCTCTCTAGTGCGTAGCTGTTTGTATAAGTGTTTTGCTAAGTCCACAACGTCCATACTGTCTACTCGTATGGACGTTGTGGGTAGATGTCAATCGGACTCATTGTATATGTTGTCGAATATTCTAGTCACATCCAATGTGTAGTCCAAATCGGACTTGGAATAGTGTATATGCTGAGAAGGACGGAAGTCTGGAGCGCCCTCGCCAGTCTCAAACCAAGCAGGGTGCGTCACCCGAACTCTGTTGTTTGGAAGAGCCACAATGTTGCCCGTGTACTCACCGGCATCCAATAGTTCTAAAACATGGCTCTGCTTATGTTGGGCTGGATCATCAGCTATCTCGCTGTCAGTGTAATCTACCGTAAACATGTACTTTGCAGGGTAGAAATCACTATCAATCTTTGCCATCCAAGGACAAGGAGTGGCTCGATCTAACTGATAAACAGAATGTGTGTGAGAAGAGCAATCCCAAGGTTGGGCCGAATGTACCGGCATAGGTGTAGGCCATTCTTCAAACGGCGTATCACCAACCAATGCCGTAATCGGCATCCTTGCCCACATTGCGCCACCATGCACATTCGGTGTTCCTTCAATATCAGCCTCACAACCTGTGAAGATAACTTGAAAACTCAAACACCTGTTTGGCATGGTGGTGACTGCAACAGCCATCGCATGTAGAAACTCCCCGTGATACCCATCGTGATTGTAGGTATATTCACGTCTCACCCAACATTTGAAATGCGGGATGTTACTTTGTAAGTATGGCATTAATAGGTTAAACCCCTTTTGTTATTAAAACGAACGTCTCCTGCGCGAACTCTTCCGCCATTTGCGTAGCCTTTAGCTTTGACTTTACCGCCCATTGCCATGCCTTTAGCTTTGACTTTACCCCCCATTGCCATGCCTTTGGATTTAACCTTGCCGCCCATCGCCATGCCTTTAGCCTTGACAGTTCCGCCTTTAGCCATCTTGCCTTTGCCATCCATAGCGAACTTAGGAATTGACTTGCCTGTCTTTGGGTCTTTACCCATTGGCAATACGGCGCCGCCAGCGGCCATGCCCTTGGCTTTGACCTTGCCGCCCATCGCCATGCCCTTTTTCTTCTTCTTCATCGTACTCTCCTTTGATCTTATCATGCCGCCATTCTTTTTACCGCTGCTTTTCTCTTTCTTCATTAGATCCTGAGAAAACTTCTCCATGCTGGTCACATCCGTGGCCTTGTCTATTTCAGTCCCAAAAGCAGCGTCTATCATATTTTCCGCTTTACTATACGTTACACCGTGCTTTTCTTTAAAAGCCGCTTTAGCCTCTGCACCGCCAAGTTTTGCTTCCAAAATCTCTTTCGCGATGGTTGTTTTCTTTTCGGGGCGAGATATACCAGAACTGGTTTGTTTAACATCTAAGGCCGTTCGTGACTTAGATTTACCGGGTTGTTTTCTGACGTATTGTTGTGCGCCACCTGGAGTCTTTTCAGTCTTTAACTTAGCCATTTGATTCTTCCTTACAGCATTAATTCAAAGTGAGGTGCATCGATAAACGGCCTACGAGACTGAGATCGACGTGTGTCTATGTACGAGTTCATTGCATTTTCAGCAGTGCCTTCATAGCCCCCAATATCATCAATAGTCCACGCAGCGCCCCACCGGAGTTGCACCCCAGCCGCGGCTGCGCCTTCTTTCATAGCATCAGCAATCTCATCATACAAATTCAACTCCCAACGCCCACCATTGCAGTAAGCCATAAGATCAACAGCGTTACCATCAATGTGTTTACTTTTCATAGTTTGAGAAGCCCCTTTTGCGACCAACTCCCTCTGTTCGTCGATGGTCCTCAACCCGCAGATCACACTGAAGTCCTGCTTGGTTACCCCGATGGCGTATCTCACGACCGTTGCCAGCCTTTCGTCCACACCTTCTAGGTTTGATAGGCTTCTGTTTCCTAATTTGTATCCCATAGTTCAACCTTTTCCATGCCATGCAGAAGTAAACTCTTCGTCTTCTGACTTATCGTATTTATTTTCCCGCATATTTAGATATGGCCCTATTTCCGAACCAGAAAGCTAAGACTGCGCTAAATAATCCCTGAGTTTCTGGATCAAACATAAGTTCTACTGCCTGCATCCAATCTCCGCCCGATTGCGTTACCTTAACCATAATCACTACCTTAGTCGCTACAAACAATCCGAAGAAGGCATAAGTAATAACAGGACGAACACTACCCCGAAGAGCGTTGATAAATCCGCCAGCATCGATAGACTTATCATGTTCATACAGCCCCTTCGTTTCCTCAATGTCCGCCCTCTTATCTAGCTCCACCAGTTTCATCTCGGCGCGTTGTTGGGCCAACTCCGTTTCCAAACGCATCATCTCCATACGATGAGCCTGTTGTTGGTTTGCCTTGAAGAAGTTTAAAACCTCGGGGAGAAACGACGATCCAAACCCCAGAAGACTACCGAGTAATGCTATCATTTCTCTGACCCTAACCACACTGCAAATGCGCCCGTCATGGACCCAGAGCATATTGAAATCATTGCGGATTGTTGTGTAGACAGGTCATCTAATGACATGCCCCATTCGATAACCCTTATGTACATGATGGTCATAACGAACATCATAAGTCGGGGTAAAATTCTGTACTCTAGAAAGGTCTTAAAATCCATCTGATAATCCTTTTAATATGTCTTTTAGGCTAACCTTAGCCTTAGAGTTCGGTTGATAAAGGCATTCAAACTGTTTTGGACATTCACGGAAACTAAGCGTTGGATAATGATACCCTAACGTTCCATTCTTACCGGAGTATAAACATAGAATTTCATCCCCATTTCTCACATACTTCCACAGATGGCACGTCACGTATTCTGGGTTTAACAAAGAACTTGCTAAAATTAAGGGAATTAATGTGTTCATGATACGAGTGTCACCAAATAAATAGCACCGCCTAGGAACCCTATTATTAACATAGAAAGCCCTAGAATAGCCATATTATTTTGTATTTGTCGTTTAGCCTCGTCCTGTGCAAATGCGGTCTTTTCCCGCTCTGCCCTGATCTCTCGGCGCATGTCCAGCATCTCGTCATACGTCCCCCAGCCAAACCGGAGGTCCAGTAGGTTTTTAATTTCGATTTCGCGCTCTTTTAAAGTCTTCTTATGGATGAGTATTTGAAGGGCTTCTTCTTCTATAGATTGTCCTTGTGTAGCCCTCTCAAGAAACGTAGGATTTTTTCGCTGTGACTCTGCACGATTGATATCAGCACACGCAGAATACCACGATCCTAATTGCTTAGAAACGCCCTCTAAATCCTGAGCATGTCCAATAATTTTACGGAAACTGGTATAGGCCGCACTAGCAACCGCAAACGCCGAAATAGGATCAATCATAGATAGGAGTTAGCCCCTCCGCATCATGCCCTGACGTTGTACATCAATACGCTCACGATTAACATCATTACGGTTCTGAGCTATCTCCTCAGTACTTTCAATCCGGGCAGAGTCAGTAGCAGCACGTTGCTGCATACGAGCCGACTCCATCATAATTTGTGCCTCATCCTCTTGAGACTTACGCTGGAGTTCTTTGTCCTTAATGCCAAGCTCTTGCATCCTGATCTGAACTAAAGGATCCGACATTGGGTCTTGCCCTTGTGGCGTGATCTCTTCCAAAGTTGCCTTCATGATATCCAACTCCTGCATAACAACAGCTTTTTCCAACTCTTCCGGAATCTGCATCTGTTGCTGAACTTGCTGGATCTGTGCCTGTGCCGCCGCGGGATCGATCTGACCGGCCTGAACGCCTTGCTGAACCTGTGCTACAAGATCCTCAATCTCTTGCACCACCATCTTACGAGCCTTCATAGCAATATGCTCCTGAAGGTGCGCGTAAAATGTCCCCATAACCTGTGGAGAAGTCATGACCAAAGGCGTCTTCATAAACATCACATGAATAGCAATGTGAATGTCATGCTCTTGCTCTTCAAAGGCAACCATTATCTCGCCCATCAAACCTCGAGCGTTCTCAATAGCAGCGTCCAACGGCTTAGGTTCTGGGGCCGGCGGAAGGATCTCATCAATGTTCTGAACTTCTAACGCCTGATACATGCGCCGGTAAGCAGCGTGTAAGTTATGCATCTGAGGATTGGATTGCGCCAACTGTAACTGTGTCTGGGCTAACGTAACCCGCTGCGCCATCGAGAAGATATTCGGATCAGAGACAGGAATAACATCAACGCGACCATCAAAGTCCTTCGCCATGATGTTCTTCTCGCCACCCGCTACGTTGTACGGATACTCCTGAGCAACATTCTCCGCAAAGATACGAGCCAGAATACGGAACTCAGTCTTCTGTGCATAGTGCAGCCGCTTGTGAATAGCAGACATCACCTTCATGCCGCGCTCAAGCATTGCCACAGTTGTGCCAACAGGCGTCTCTTGATTCATATTGCCTGTCTGTTCGTCAGCCAGTGAAACAAAGCGGCGTCCGCCCTCCACCAGAGCCCCTAGAAGCTGTGCTAGAGTGGCACTAGGCTCTTTATACGGCAAAGGTATGATAGCGTCCCTGATGTTACCTCCAGGGGCGTCTATGTCTCTCCACTCGCCTGGCTGTAAGGGCTCGTCATCATTGCGAAGACGTACTCCACGGGCCTTAAATCCAGCAGGGAGGTTAGCCAAAGTACCAGCGTCAATTAACTGACGTAGAATGCTGGTAGCAGCGCGGCCCAAACCGCCAATCATGTGGATCAAACCAAAGCCATAGAACCCTAGGCCTGGCATAAACCGGTAGTGTACAAAGAACTGGCGCTTCTTGGCGAAGTCTGTGTCCTCATCAAAGTTCCTGCGGATCGACAGGATCTTACCAGACGCCTCGTCCATCGTAACAATGTAAGGCAGATGAATACCAGTAGGCTCCCCGTCTGGGGACATGTCCTCAAAGTCTTCTAAGTCCAGATCAACGTGCATCTCCAACACGGTGTAGATGTCATCAAGATAAGTCCTAGACGTACCCTGTATCTCGTCAACCTTCTGACGAACCTCGTCAGGCTCCGTATCCGCAGCTTGCAATTCAATATCACGGTAAAACCCCGCGACTTGCATCTTGCGAACTTGATTGTGATCCATGCGAAGAACGTGCGTAACCCTGTTCGCCGTCTGCAAATCAGAGGCGGCATAAGGAACCACAAGGTCTTGAGCGGGAATAAACTTGGATACAGCCCGCTGCTTGGATTCGTCAAAGTAAACCTTCTTAAAGGTAGATCCGGACATGGGGAGATAAAACAACAATTGATCCATGTCAGGATCATACTCTTCCATGACCTCTGTGATCATGTAGTTCATATAATCCTTAACGCGGTTGGCCTGACCCTCTGTCTCAGCGTCCTGCTTACCCAAGATCTGAGTCTGCACTGGACCGCCGGCAGGAAGTAATTCCTTATACGCCTGAGATTGAAACTGAGTGACCGATTCCGTAATTAAAGGATGCACAACACCAGAAGCCCCCGCAAAAGGCTGGGTGCGATCTTCCTGCTTAATACCTAGCTGGTCTAAACCCCTAGTGTACGTCTCCTCCCAATCAGAACGAGACTCAACATCATCATTGTAAGACGCTCGTAAATCACTGGACAACTCTCCAAGATACCCGTCATCAAGATACTCCGATAAGTTGGCGTCATGAGGAATAGGCTCTACCTCTTCCATGTCCGTCAACATGCCCGACAAGGCCTCAACGGTAACGCCGCCATCCTCTGTCGGTGTTATCTCAGCGCCGCCCGAGAAATCAATTGGCTCTTCAATCTCTACTTCCACCGAAGTGGTATCTTCAACCATCTCAATAGGCATCAGAGAAGGATCTACAAGTGATCCCAGTGGGCGAGGTGGCAGGGCCATCAGTAATACTCCCGATTACGTGTTCGATATTCGTCTTCCAAAGTGTCATCGCCCTCTAAAGAAACGAACCCACCCCGTCTGAAACGCATCAATGCTAACGTCATACTATCACAATAGTCATCATTGTCACCATTGGGAAATGAAACTACCTCTTCAATGACCTCGTCACTGAACTTCTTGTCAAATGGAGCCCAGACCTTACCCGCCTCAAACAAAGGAGCAATCATGTGCATCCGAGTAGTCTTGTCCTGCCCTCGGCCCGGTGAAAATCCCAGCGCAGGAATACCCCGAAGGCGTAACTCATCAATCAAGGGCTGTCCAGAGGCCTTGGCCTCAACAATCACCATGTCAGGCTCCCAGTATTCATGCTCCTCATAGGCAACTTCCTTTAACTCAGGGAAATTCCACCGGTCGCGCCGTGCATCCATTAGAATTATGTTGTCACCAGTCCCATCCTCGGGGTCAAAAATGCCCCAAGTGGTAATCGCACTAAAATCCGCCGTCTCTTTCTTAGAAAACGCCGTGTCATAGGCCTGTATGATATACTTAATGGTAGGAATGGACTTCTTATCCCAATCTTTCCACCACTCGCGCTTGATTATCGCAGCCTCAGAAGATGTCGGAGTCTGCTGCCACTGGGCATTCCACTTGGCTACCGGCAAAGACGCCTTGATCGAAAGTAAGGCGTCCTTTTCCCAGAACTCAGGCCATAATGGGTTGTCCGAGGGCAAAATAGCAGGAAATTCCACCACATCCCACTTGTCAGACATGATATCGCTGCCCTGCTGGGCCAATAAACGACCCGTCAAGTCCTTCTTACCCCAACGTGTCATAACAATTATGATTGCACCACCAGGTTGTAAACGCTGGCGAGGACCAGAAGTGTACCACTCATACGCATGATCAAACGCAGTCTCGCTTAACGCATCCTGTTCTGAATGAGGGTCATCAATAACGAGTAAATCCGCGCCACGGCCAGTGATGGCAGCGCCCACACCCGCTGCAAAGTACTCCGCGCCCTTGTCAGTGCCCCACTTACCCGCGCCTTTATTGTCTTCCTTAAGGTTGGTTTCTGGAAAGATAACTTTATACTCAGGGTCATCTATTAAATCCCTCACCTTACGTCCAAAACGAACAGCCAACTCGGTATTGTGCGTGGCCTGAATGATCTTGAGCTTTGGATTGCGCCCTAGAAACCAAGCAGGCATCAAGTAACTTGCGAACTCTGACTTGGAATGGCGAGGCGGCATGTTGATAATCAACCGCTTTAACTCGCCTCGAGCAACAGCCTCTAGCTTTTCCGCAATCACACGGTGATGACGGCCCTCAATGAAGTTGTCATACACATGATGAACAAACGGCATAAACCGCTCTTGAGCCTCTTCTCGTATATCCAGCTTTCGCTTGGCCTCAGTCAGCGCCAAAATCTCTTTCAGCGCCTCTTCAGGTAATGCTTGCAGATTCACCTACTACTACCTACCCAACCCTGGGATGTACGGGGTGTAATTGCTCTCAATAGCCGCGGGCTGATAGCGTGGGCTAATCTTTGGACGAACAACAACCCGTGGCTCTTTCTTCTCTTCCTTCTCCTTGGCAGCAACTACAGCCACCTCGGGCTCAATAAGCTGACAGATATAAATGCCGTTAACCATGACGCGAACGTAACCCTTTGGACAACCCTGATCGTCGTTGTCATTGTCACTCGTATCAACAGGAACCTGTTCTGGAACCGTGTCAACGTCAACACCAGTGCCCGTGCCCGTGCCAGTGCCAGTGCCACCTGTCGTATCACCATCGTCCTCGCGAGTAATCGCAGGGGCGGGCTGTGGAACTGGACGATCATCGTCCTCAGAGAAATCTTGCAACTCAGTATCAATAGTCTTCAAGGACGCTAAAGAAGCAATACGAGCTTTCTTCCGAGCATCTTCGATAGCCGTCTCAGTGTCCGAATCCGTGGTCTTCGCAGGAATAGCCGCAGTAATACCACCACCGGACTTGTCTTTCGCGGTGCCCGTAGAAGCGTCCGTAGGAGCGTCCGTAGTGGTTGGCGCTATATCATTAGCTTTAGGGTCGTTAAAAGGAATATTCAAGTTCAATGGATTAAGTTGTGCAACCGGAATATAGTCAGATGGATTAACCTCGTCAGCAATGAAATCACCGAACGGATCGTATGTTCCTTTCCCCGCAGTAGTTGTAACGGCCGGCGCAAAAGGAAGTGTCCCAATACCCTTCTTGGATTTCGCTAACAACGCATCAATATCAATATCTCCCGAAACCAATGAATCAACCGGAGTAGTAGGAGGAACGACAGCAACAGTAGACTTTGCTTCAGGACCCACAGGAGGAATAACGATATCTTCTGGAAACATGCCCTCGAACTCAGATGGAACAGGAGGAGAGGTAGTTGGTGCGTTATCCTTATAAACAACGCTCTTCAAATATTCTATACCCTTGAGCCTTAGTGCCTCTTTCGCGTTCATCTCATCTAACGTCATCGGAGGTTGAATCTGATCCACCGAAGTTACTGTCTCAGGAGCATCCGGTTGTTGTGCAGGGGGAGTTGCCGCAGCAATACCTTGCTTAACAGGAGAAACAACAGGAGTCTTAGCCTCGCGTCGTGTAGGGGGAGTTACCGCAGCAATACCCCGAAGAGGAGCCATATCGTCCACAACATTCTCAGAAGTAAGAGCGGAAAGATCTGCCCGAGCGCCCGAGGGGTCAAGCCCGGGGGGGACTAAAGTGGGGGTTACGCTAGTTGTTGCCTGTAACGCCTTAATAATCTGATCCATCTTCCTAGTTAAAGCTAGAGTCTTTTCGGCTTGAGCCTTTTTAATAGCCACTTGAGCTATTCCTTGTTCCGCGGCACCCCTCGCAGTGTTCAGCTTTAAAGCGTCTACCTCGGCCTGCGTTGTTGCAAGCTCCGACAACAACACATCCTCGGAAATAATATTGCCAGAACCATCAACGAGTTTAACACCTTCAGGGGTCTGAATTATCTGTATCGCGTCAGGATCTACCGCGTTAAAGTTAGACTGCCCCCGAATACGATTAATAGTCCCCTGATCTTGATCCGCCGCTAAAAGATCAGAAGCCAACGCTTCGTTAGTCGCGGTATCGATGGACTCATACGGCGCGGCAAGTCCTTTTCTCGCCAACGCTTGAGCTAGCGCAGAGTTTTGAGCGCCCATCGCACCCGCGTCTTTTCTCGCTTTATTCTCACGATAGCTAGCCTCAATACGTTGGTCCATTTTAATCAATTCGGGGTCTATTTTCTTCCCGTCAATCTCTAAATTTAAATCTCCTCCAGCTATAAAGTCATTGAACGCCTGTTGTTCAGCGCCAACAGTATCAATGATGTCAGGAGTTGTAGATCTGCCTGCCTTTATGAACGCAGACTCCTCTCTTGCCGTAGGTTTAAGCATCTCAGAAGAAAGATCAGCATCCTCAGGGGTATTCGCATATACTCGACCATCGGCCTTCGTCGTTACCATACTAGAAAGTAAACTATTAAAAAGCTGCTCCGAACGAAGTTTCGCCGCATTTCTTTGATCTTGACTTATGTTAGGATCCAC